ACCACCATCAAATCTACTAACAAATGCTTTTCTTACACCGGTATCTTTTTTAAGTGCAGCATAGTTTACACCCCCATGTCGGTTCGATGGTCGGAGTGTAGATGTCATTAGGTTATATTCAGTATAAACTATATTATCCTTCGTTAAATGAACTGGATTAAATGTTAAACTATATTCCTCATCTATTTTCAATCCTGCTTCTTCAATATAAGAAAATGCTTCCGTTGCATCAATTATAAATTTATCGGAATTAGTTGTTGTAGATGATGAACATTTCATTACATATTGTTTTATTAATTCCAATTGTTTAATTATTGGAATACTATCATTCAAATATGGTTCACCTTTAAACTTTGATTTGTAAAACTGATTTAAATTGTTATCTCCTAACTCTATATCATGATATCCATACCCAACAAATCTACCCAAATCCATATCAAATGCATTTGTAAAAGGTAATAAATGTTGAACTGCTTTAAGATTAAAAACTAATTGCCTATGTTTTGTATCTAATAATTGTTCTAATGCTTCTACTTTAATACCTAAACCATCACCATTGTTTACATTGATAACCCATTCATCTTTATTAGTAAAAATATAAATAAATGATATACGATTGTTTGCAGCATGCTTTTCCTCATCCGATAAACGAACATATATTTTATTGCTACTCTTTCGGTATTCAGTTAAAAAATTTTGAAATTCAAATTTATCTTCTACAAATATCATGTAACAAAGATATTCTTTTTTTGTTACAATACAAAATAAAAAGGAGAGTAATTAAACTCTCCTTTTGTTTGTGATTAGAAACCACCGTAATTTTTTTCATCAGATTCTGTCCAATGTTTAGCTTTTAAAGCGTGTAAATCAATTGGTTCTCGTTTCATATGCCCACCTTTATTAAAGTTTGCACCCTTTTTTAAGTAACCACCCAAAAAGTTTCTACGGAATCTATTTGAGTTATTTGGTTCTGAACCATGAATGTTATGTGAGTGTAATAATACTACTTGGCCTTTTCTACAATGTCCTTCAATTTTTCTAAAGTCATGTCCTTCTGGCATTACACACGGTTTACCTCTTTCATTTCTCCAAAAGTTAGGATTAGTTTTTGTTCTTTCCTCATCTACTTCAATTGGTAAAATTGGTAATCTATGTGAACCTTCGTAAATCCATACTGCTCCGTTTTCAGGATCGTGGTTATCTAACGCCAAAGATGTATTGATAATTTCGTTGTGTTTACATCCTGTGTAAAATGCGTTCTGATGTTGATCTCTACCTAATTGTCCCGGTGGTTTAAAGTAACACCAACTTTGCATTCCTTCTGCCTCCCCTTCCATTAGATATTCTACTGCTTCCAATACCTTTGGATGACAAAATAACTTTTCTAATTTAGGTGATAATTTGTGTGGATATGCAAAAGGATCCCACTCTCCCCATGGTTTACCATCTTCGGTAGTAGTACCAATTCTTTCTTGACGAAGTCTTTCTAACTCCGCATTAATTTCATCACATTCTTCTTCTGTTAATAAATCTAATACTGTAAATCCGCGGTATCTCCAATCAAAAGTAATTTGTTGGACCTCTTCTTCACTAAGATGTTTTAATTTAGCCATATAACTTATTCTTTATTTAATATAAATATAATTCTTTATTTCTTATTTTCCAAATAATACTATGATTTTTATCACCCTTTCCAAAATTTAAGATAATTGTTAATATAGGTATTTAAATTAGAAATAGTTTTTTTTCCGTATTCAACTGATTTCATATTAGCTGTTTCAGTTTCAGTTTTATCACCATATATTTTCCATTTAATTTTTACGCCAAAATATAATGAATCAATATTAAATATATCATAAGTATCTTTACTTACCTCATATATTAAACCATTATTTTCATTTCTTTTTCTAACAAAATATCTAAAAATATATTGATTTTGGTAATCCTGTGAGTTTGGTGTTTGTTCAAACGTTTTTAATTCCAATTTGTTATATCCAACTCCCTTAAGATTTTCCGTATAATGTTTTGTAATACTATCCATAATTATAATCCCGTATTTTCTCTATTAGGGTCACCGTATCCAGATGTCCATTGACTTGTTTCATTTACCTTTGCATCTCTAGCTTTAATATTTTTACTAAAGTTATCCACACCGGCTCTTTTAACATTACCGGTTGCTCTAAATTTGCATTCTATTGTTGTTTTCCAAATAGAACTATCTACTGAATGTTCTACATTTGTAACTTGCCATACACCTGCATTTTTATTTACCCAAGGCATTGGTGATGGTTCAAAGTTTAATGATGTTCCAACTGTTATTCCAGATATTCCCATAACTGTAAATGATATTGTAATCGGTACTAATGCGTTTCTTCTTTTATAATCCATAGAAAAATACACACTTTTTACTACACTCACATCTTTAAATACACCAAATATTGCTTTACTACTATCACCAATAGTATTACTTGGTGCAAACTTTATTCTATTTTCACCTGCTAAATTAAAGAAAGATGAAAATTTTGCCCACAATTGATTTGTAATAGCATCCCATGCACTTACTTCTACTTTTACTGTATCTGAGTTATGTTGTGTTTCCGGTTTTGCTACTTTTAAAACATTATCAGGGTACACATTTCCAAACATACTGATTGCAGAATTTGAATCCCAGTGTCTAGACCCAGGAGATACCATCAACATACTAATTAATTCTTTTGGTAAATCACAATTCATTCCTAATTCAATAACTCTACCATTAGAACCAAATACATTTAATGATGGTATTTTTGGTAAAGTAGTTTGTTCTAAATTTAAATCAACAATTGTATATACTAATTTTCCTTTAGAACTAGGTAATTCTCTGATTACTAAATCCATTAAACCCGCTGCAGAAATGTTTATTTCATCAACAATTTTTTGTAAAAAATCATGTATACTTTCACATCCTTTTGCAATATCAATTAAAAATTCAGTTCTTAAATATACATTTTCTATATATCCAGCATAATAATCATCAAATTTTACTGCAGAAGGTCCTTGTGGAGTTATAACCGACATAAACATATTTGCTTCTGGAAATCTAATTGCTCCATTAAATGGTCCAAAATGTTGAGTATTCACAGTATCAGGTACTAATAATCTACTACCAGTATTATCAATTGTATCTGTAAATCCCATTGTTTTTTCATTTGGAAACAATACATTTTCAGATACACTAATCATATTTGGATGTCCTGACGCAACTGAATTTCGTAAATCTATTGCTAATTCTAATGTTACATCATCATTTACTACTTTTACAAATTTGTTACATATTTGCTCTATTGCAAATCCTAATCTAATATATGAATCACTAGATGTACCCCATTCTATATTTGCATTTCTTTGTTTGAAATAATTTACAGAATTCATTTCAATTTCTTGAGTTGTAGTACCAGTAACCGTTCCATCTAAATTTAAAGCTCTACACATTTTAACCAATTCTTCACCAGGTGCGGCTGAATCTGTTGATGATGTTTTGTTTTTATTATGTAACGCCATGTATCCAGGAATTTCAGATGGTGAACCTAATTCAATTTCCACATCAACCGTCATATCTGAATTCATTTGCATACTAAAATTAACCAAAAGACCAGCTAACATATCAACTTCATTACCTGTGTTTTTTATATGCTCCTGCCACTTTGAAATATTCATAACAATTTCTTGTGCCGTTTTTAATGAATTTCCACCAAATTTTGCTGTTTTTGTCCATCCCCAACTTACCATTTGAACATTTCCAATCTTTAAAAAATTCTTATATGTTTCTATTTGTGAAGATGATGCAAATTTTATTTGTATTTTTGCTCTTCTAACCGTCCCCAATGATCCGGTTAATCCAACGGTCATTCCTGTTATTATAGGTGGGAATCTTTCTTTATAATTTACGGTATTTGTTAATTTAAATTTCCTATATGAATTGGTTGAAATACTATTGTTTGTAATAAATTCTGTTAATTGAATAAAAGGAGCATTACCACTAAATGATTCTTTAGGTGTATTTTCAATTTTATTTATAACATTTGAATTAAAAGATGTTATTGCTGGAAATGAAGCCATACCTTTATTTTATTAAATTTTGAATTACAGAAGGATTGGTTGGTATTCTTAATTGAGTACCTTCTTTTAATTTTAAATCAATATCTATTAAATTATTTGCCGCTGCTATTATCCACCACATAGATGGATCATCATAATAATGATTTGCCAATAAATCCAATCTATCTTCGGCCGTTGTCATTATTAATACATCATTATCATGTGGTTCAATATGTGGTAATACAACCGAATCGTATACCAATCCTTTATTATTTTTATTATATATGTTTATATTAGTGTATCTCATATTTTATTCACCACCTCCCGCTTTCCACGTTACATTATTTTTTTTTAAAATTGCTTTAAATTGATCTTCCGTAACTTCCACACCACCTACTTTATAAGTTTTTTGTCCAGGTATACCATTACTTTCATTTACCTGCGTACCATTTATTATAGGTGTTGCCGATGGTGTTCCATCAATATTCGTTGATGGATTTTCCGGTAATTTTGGTCCAAATGTTTTTACCGGTGTTGTATCTAATGGTGGTAATGTCGGGTCAGAATCCGGTACATCATTTTGTATAAATGGTGGTGGCCCAATAACCACAGGTGTTGCAGTTTTTGGTTTTGTAGCAATTTCAAATGCTTTTTTACCTGATTGTTGTGATGGATAATGTGGGAAGAATCCATTATTTGTAACCATTTTATATGTTATATCCATTTCATATATAAGTGGTTTTTGTAATCCTTCTGTTATTTCCCACGGTGATTCATCTACAACAGTCAAATTACAGGCTGTTAAAAATCCATGTGGTATGTTTATCATATCACCAATTTTTAAAGAAATCAATTGTCCAAATACACCCAAATTAGATTTTGCCGTTGGTTTAGTATACGATTTAATTTGATTTGCTTTATTATAAATGTTTTCTAAATCCAATTGAGATTCAGCATACATTTGGAATTTAAAACTAATTTCTCTTTCCCAACTATCAAACAGATAAAATTTAAAACCACTACCTACCGCTTTAACATCTGTCCAACTTGGTGTTGTATTATCATTTATACCAGTTAATGTTGCCATCAATATAACCTTACCAATTTTAAAATGAATTCTATCATATTTATCTTTATTAAATGGATCTAAAACATCTCGTCTTTGTTGTAAATATGGATTTAATGTAGAACCACCTGCTTTGTTAACTTCATAATTTTGTGATTGAAGTGATGATGATGCAAAATAATAATCCTGGTCTAATATTGTATTGTGGCCACCATTATATTCTTTACTATATGGTTTATTACTACCATTATATCTAACAGGTTTAATCCAATACTTAGAATAATCAATACCATTTGCTGACCAATATGAAACCCAATTATCTAAAGATGCAGATGTTTCGTTTATCTGTCCACCTAATTCTAAACTACTAACATTTTGTGTTCCAAATTTTAATAAACTTCCGGTTGGAATTAAATTAGTCCAATTAGGGTTATTATTTTCAAATTCTTTAATTGAACCATATCTTTCCCAACTTGCTGGTGTTATTTGACCTGTTGCTGATGTATCTGAAGGTGTAAATATTCTTAATACATCTTTACTATATTTACCTATTCTTTTGTATTCATCTTCAAATCCACCATTTACCGTCAATGATGTGTAGTATGAATTAACATCATATGCTTCTAATGAATCGGTATCGTTATTTTTACGAACAAACTTTTCAATTTGTCTAGAATAAATTTCATCTAATTTACCCCAATCATCTGTTCTATTTATATTTGATGCCGTACCTTTTATCTTTGAAACAGTTGTTATATCAATTATAGTTCCTTGATTTGCTAATCTAGTCGGCCATGCCCCATCTCTCATTTGTTGTTCTTGATCAATTGCAACTATTTCATTATCATTTGGATTTGAATTCATTACAAATGTAGAAGGGAATAGGGGATATGGTGGTTTATTTTGATCTGGTTTTGCAGGATTTACAGTTTCTTTACCTTGTTTCTTTTTCTTTTTGCCAAATAATTTTTTACCTAAAGCAGTTGCTCCTGCAATAGCAGCTCCTACTATTAATGTTTTAGCTGCACCCAATGCAGCATCTTTCATTTGTCCTGGTGTTTTATTTGATTGAAGAAATTTTCCTATTACACTTTTACTATTTTTTACACCACCATTATAATATTTTCCATATGCATAATTACTTGCATATAAATCTTTATATCTATAAAATGATAAATTTTTGTCTTCTTCAGTACCTTCTAAAAAATCATCTGGAAATTTAGGATTAAAATCGGTTGCCAATGAAGTAACCCCAGCTGCTATATTTCCAAGTGTACCCGTTCCCAACAATTTACCCGCTACCGATTTACCAGCATTTCTAATAGCTTTTTTAGTTTCATGTGGATCGGTTTCTGACGTTATTCTTACAACATCAGTACCATATATTTTTGGAATTGATTTAATATAATTTTTAACCTGTTTTAATTCAACTGCATTTTGATTTGTAGGGTCTGGTGTAATTGAGCCTGGGCCATCATTTCTAGGATTAAACCCAGTTTGAAATGGAAATGTTTCTAATAATTGTTTTAAAGTTTTTCCCATAATTTTTATTAGCTACCCCTATGTAATATTTTTACTTTTTGTAATTGTGTATTTACTTTAACACCATCTAATAATACCGCTACTTTACCATTTGTTAAATCTTCTCTTAATCCAGTAATTTGTTCTAATAATTTATCTGATGAACTTTCTTTTCCACCACCAAAAATAGCATTTCCTGCACCTGCTGCAAATCCCATAACTGCTAACACAGGCATCGCAAATGTGCTAGCTGCTCCTAATGCAATTAATGCAACTGATACAGCTGTTATTGCTGCTGCCAATCCAAACATAGGAGTTATCATATTTAATAATGGTGCCATATTTTTTGCTAATTGTGGTAATACACCAATCATTGATGAAATACCGGTTACAACATTTGTAAATGCTTCTGAAAATGCTTTTAATCCATACCCCGTAACTGCAATTGCTGTACCAAATAATAATAATATACCTGCTGCAGGAACTAATACTTCTGAAGCTGCTGTTAATGCTGAACTAATTGCAATTAACTGAGGTGTAAATAATTTTAATGCTAATCCTAATGTTCCTATTACTACTGCTGCTTTACCTAATGAACTCCATTCTACGGTATTAAATCCTTGAAATGCTTTTACTAAAATATATAATGCTACGGCAAACAAAACGATTGCAGCTGCTGCTATTAACATTGATTTTACATCAAATGCTTTTGTACCAGTCGATGCTTCTGTTGCACCTTTAGATATACTACTTCCACCTAAATCTTTTGTTTTTTTAGTTGCTGCATCTAATGGTACTGTTCCACCTTTTGTTCTAATCATTTTACCTTGAGGTGAATTTGCATCCCACATTTTTCCAGTTTTATCTGCTACCATGTTAGACCCACCCATACCAAATAAATTTGCAATCTTACTAACACCTAATTTAGCAGATTCTGCAACCCACATTCCCATTGCTTTTACACCATCCCACATTTTAACTACTAAACCACCTACACTATATTTGGTTCCCATCAATGCTAAATTCATTGCACCTGCACCTTGTATTACTAATCCAAATCCTTTAGCTAATTTACCCCCAATTGTATTACCCATATATTGTAAAAGTTCTGCTGTTCTACTATATATCTGATTTCCCACACCATTCATACCATTTAAGTCTTGTTGATGTGCCGCCATTTTTTGTAATTCATCTACTGAAACACCCAATGCTTTAGCCGTTGCTAACCTTTGGTAATAATCCATTTTATTAAATTCTGCTATTCCACCTACTGCATTAAGTGCTTCTTTCATTGAACCTTCTATATCACCATTATATGCTAATTCTCTTGCTTTATTTAAATTTATATTTTTACCCAAAAGAACAGATGCTTCCATTTCATCTTGTACTGATGTTTGGTAATCTAATAAATGGTCTGTTAGTTTAGCTGCTGTTGCTAAATTTATACCTAGCACTCCTGCTGCTACCGCTGCTTTTCCTATATTTTTTCCTGTACCATCCGTATATTTTGCAATAAACTCACTATTTTGAGCCATATCTTGGAAAGCAGCTGCTGGCATTACACCATTTGCTATTGCTAATTGTTTTGCATATTCTCTAGTATTATTACCTACTTCTTGACTATTACCACTTAAATATCCAAATTCAGTTGCTAAATATCCAGCTTGCTCTGCACTTAAATCATAGTTTGCTGCTAACGTTCCCGCATCAATTGCACTTCCTAATGTAACTTTATTAACATTACCTAAATTTTTAGCCATTTCAAGAACGGCTTTACCTGCAGTTTCACCTAAAATTTTATCAATCAATAATGCTTCGGTTTTTATACCAACCATTGTAAATAAACCTACACCCATTGATTTACCTATCTTACCAAATCCATCTAAAATTTGCCCTACTATATATGCTATTACTCCAACTGCACCTTGCCAACTACTAAGGAACATTTTTACACCATCTTTTACTTTTAAGATAGTTTTTTGCATTCCTTTTAAGTTTTCTCTAAGTTCTTCTTGTATTTCTTTTTGTAATTTAGATTGAGATGATAGGTCGTCTGCTACTGCCAATTCATCCTTTTTACCTTTAATAATATTTTCTAGTATTTCTATTGATCTTTTATCTAATTTACCTTTTTGTTTTATTTTTTCAACTTGTTGTTCGTATAAACCAATTTCATCAGTAATTCTAGATTTTAAAATTGCTCTTTTTTCTACATCTTCTTCTGATAAACCTGCTAATTCTGATGCTTTTAAACTTATAGATGCCATACCATCAGAAAAAGCTGATATTTGTTCTAATGCTTTTTTTCTTTGTAAGTTGGTATAATTTTCACTACTTGCAATTGATGCCGATACATCTTTTAATTTAAGACTATCCAATGCAATATTTTGTAATTCTGTTTTGCTACTTTTATATACTGAACTTAAACTACTCCACGCATCAACCGATGTTTCTACATTCTTTTTAATATTAGCCTGTGTATCATCTAATTTTTTTGTAACGGCGTGTAATTTACTTGCTTCATTAGTTAATCTTTCGTATGCTGAATAGATTTTTTCTAATTGTGCTAACTCCGTTGTAGTTAATTTACCTTTTTTAGATAATAATTCGGTTTCTTTTTGATGTAATTTATTTCTTTTTTCCTGATTTTTAATATATGCTTCTATTAATTGGACATCTCTAGTTTCCAAACTAATATCAGTAGTGGATAATTGTGTTTTTGGAATTGTATTTCTTTTACTATTTGCCATTAAAATGCCTTATATTAATATCTACCAGATTCTAAATCTTTTCTAATTTTTTTTCCATCTTCTACATATTTGGCTAAACGATCTTTTAATCCTTTATCAATATTAGCTTTACGAATTTGTTTTAAAGCTTCATCTTCTTGTTTTTTATAAATTCTATTAAAAATATTATTTACCCAGTTATCTATTAAATCTTCTGTAAGTTTTATCATTCCCATTTCTATATAGTTTAATTATAAATATCATATAAAACAAAAAGTTAGGAGTTTATCGTCTCCTAACTTTACTATTTGCTTTTGATATTTCTTCGTTTTCTTTCTTTTTAATATCCAACAACATATTTGTATACATTCTTCTAATATGGAGTGGTAAATTATATACATCACTAAATGTAAATCCACCATTACCTTGAAACACCAAAAAGAAAAGTTCTTCGTATAAATTTTTCTTATAATTAGGTGGTAGGGTAAAAAAAGTTAATCCCGAATGGGATATCTAGTGCCTCCGCTTCACCGGTCACTTCTGATACAAATTCAAATTTTAAATTTAAATCAGGTGATATTGATTTAACATAGGTTCTAAATGCTTTAATATCTTTTGCTAAAAATTGATTTGTTACCCAGTTATTTACATAACCTCTATCTGAATTATCATTTACTGATATAATCATATATTTTAATCTTGTAGTAACTTCACTTGTACTACCTTTACCTTTGGATAATCTAGCCAATGCTGCTAATTCATTTGTAATATCCTTTTCATCTTTGTGTGTTAATAATTTAAACACAATTTTTGTTCCAGATGGTAATTCAAATGTGTATCTATTATCCGTAGTTAATAAAGAATAATCAATATCTTTAGTTTGTATTTCACTTAAATCAATTGTTATTTTTTGTCTTTCTCCACTAAAAGGATCATTTATTTCTACATCATATTCATGTCCATATCCTAAAATTCTAGCTGCTAAATAAACCGCATTTTTATCACCGGTTACCATATCATCCGGATTAATATCTTTTTGAACTACAATCGATTCAAATAATTTATCTAATACAATACCTTTATTAATTAAATTTGTATCTGCTAAAATATCTTCTTCTTTTGCTGTTAAATATTTTATTTCAACTGTTCCATTACTTAATGGATTTGATGCTGGATATACTTTACCTTCGGATGGTAATGAAATAACTTGTGTTGGAAAATCAAATGTAGATTTTGTTTGTGTTTGATTTGTAACAATTGGACTTGATCCTCTTTGGATGTTTGTGTTTTCTTCCATAATAACTTTTTGTTTGTTTTATATAACTATTTGTTTTTTAAATTTTTGTAAACCATCTTTCAATATCATCGTACCACATTTTCCAATTTTTTAATATTGATTTATTTTCTTTAGCAATTACTAAAGAATTTTCATACATTTGATTAAATTCAATTTCATCCATTCTATCTATTTCAACTAATCTTTTTGCAAAAAGTGACCACAATGGTAATTTAGTTTCTGAAGTTTGTTTTATTATATCTTCTTCATTAATTTCTTTTTCAAATTCATTAATTAATTCTTCACCATATAAATCATAATCTATTTTAAACCCCCAATTTTTTAATAATTTATAAGATATAATATCACTTAATAAAAATGGTTTTGCTGATAATATTGGTTTTAATGTTTTTTCTGTAAAATTTATTTGCCATTTTTCTATATCATCCCATATATTATACGTTTCCATAACAATATCAATTTTTGAATTAATACATAATTTATAAGTTTCTAACCAAAAATTACTTATTTCATTTAAAGTTCTACCTTTATCATTATATGTAATCCATTTTTTGTATTGTGCTTCTAAAAATTCAATATCATATTCATTAAAATAAGCTCTATCTATATTTTTAACAGTTATTAGTTCTTCATTATAAAATGATAAATTAGAATAATTTAAAAGTTCTTTTACTATTGATAATCTATCAATGTTTTCTCTATAAATACTAATACCGAATCTACTATTTGCATTTAAAAAAAAATAATCATTATTATCAAACGTATCAACTAATGTAGGAATATCAACATAAAATGTTGAAATCCAAGTAGTAGGGTCAAATATTAAATTTTCATTATATTTAAAAAAACTAATGGGTGGTTTGAATAAATATTTAGTCATTTCTTTTTGAATTTCTAAATCTTTATATTCAACTTTATTTCTTTTTGCATCAATCCAATTTTGAAAAAGGTCTGAATTTGGACTAAATCCAAATACTATTATATCTACATTAAAATTATTATCATGTATTGATTTTAAAAAAGGTACTAAATTAGTATAATAATCTGGAACTATTACCCATTTTTTAAATTTTTTAACAAAAGCACTACATTCTTCTACGTTATTAAAATTTGAAATAAGTGAATGACCTGGTGCTATAATTAATGGTAAATGTACTATTAAATTTTTTTTTGAATTTACTATTTGTTTTTCATATAAAGAACCTAAACTTCGTTGTCCGTATAAAACTAAAATTGAATCCATTATATTATCTATCTTTAAATGTTAATAAACCATCTTTCAATATCATCGTACCACATTTTCCAATTTTGAAATATTTGTTTATTTTTATCTGCTATTTTTAAAGAATTTTCATACATTTGATTAAATTCATAATCTTCCATATTATCTAATTCATTTAATCTATTAGCAACTTTTGTAATATTAATATTAAATATATTTTCTAAATCATCTATATTTGCAGTATTAAAAAATTCAATTAAATCTTTACCATATAAATTTTCATCTATTTCAAACCCCCAATCAATAAATAATTTAAATGTTATAATATCCGTTATTAAACATGGTTTAGCTGCTAATAATGGTTTTAATAATTTTTCTGTAAAGTTTCTTTGCCATTTATTAATATCAAACCAAACATTAAAGGTTTCCATTACAATTTCTATTTTAGATTCAGAAAACATTCTGTACCCATCTAACCAAAATAATTTAAATTTATCAGGTACATGATGCCATTTATCATGTGTTACCCATTTATTATTTTCATCTGATATGTATTGTAATTTTTTATTATTAAATGGATTATTATTTGGTGCATTGACCGTTATAATAGCATTGTTTTTAAAATTACAATTATTAATATCTAATAATTTATCAATAATATTTAATCTATGTGAACAATGTCTATATACATTAATACAAAATCTATTATTTGCATTTTTAAATAATTTGTCATCATTTTTAAATATTTCCTCAATCCAAGGTATTTCATTAATATAGGAAGATAACCACAATGTTGGTTCAAAAATAGTTTCAGTATTATATAAAAAATAACTTATTGGTTTATTAATTAAATACGTTCTTATTTCATTTTGTATTTCTAAATCATCATAATATCTTTGTTCAGTATTTGCTTTAATAAAATTTGTATAAATGTCACAGTTTACCGAAAAACAAAAATTAACTATTTTAAAATTAATTTTATTTTTAATTAAGTTATTTATTAAATCTATTGGGTTAAAATAATTATCACCTATAATTACACATTTTGAAATGTCTTTTATAAAATCATAACATTCTTTTTTACTTTTAAAATCACAAATTAAATCACCACGTTTATCAAATATAATAGGTAAATGAAATACTATGTGATTATTGGAATTAGCTACACGTTTATCATACAAATTTTTTGCATTATTTTGTCCATATAAAACCAATATTTTTTCCATAATTATTCAGTACCACCTAAATCAATTTCATCTTCCCAATCTTTTACCGATTTTGCTTTTCTTTTTTTAAATTTTACTTCCGGATGGATTGCATGCTCTCTTTGATAATCCGATTGTGTTTTTGGTTTACGATGAAATGGTGATAAATCATCATTCCTTTGTGTTGTATATGGTTGGTATGTTGTATAAGTAACATTGCTACCTGATATTGGAAAATTTGCATTTGTTGTGGTTGTTAATGAACCAGTACCCCATGATACTAAACTAGGGTTATGAATTGTAATAGAACCATGTCCAGGTGTTGTTGTTAATGTGTATGGTGGATTCGTTGTTCCGGTAGTTCCCGTTCCATCACCACAATATACTTTATACGGATTGTATGGGTCTAATGGTGTTGGTGTTATTGGTCCCATATTAGGTATTCCCCATCCACCTAATCCAATTGGAGTTCCAATATTATCATTTACTTCTGCTAACTTTTCTTTTAATAAATCCCATTGTTTTGGAGTGGGAGAATACTCATGGCAACCTTCGGTAAACCCTTTTAGCCATATTGTAAATTCTTTTGATGTCATAACTATATATTTGTATATATAAATATAACGAAAATAAAAAAGGGAAACAAATATTGTCTCCCTTTTCTTTTTATATCTTTCTTTAGATTAGAATTCTAAGATTGCGTAATCATAAGTAATAGTTAATGTAATCATAACTGGATCATTTGAACTCCAATCTACATCACCAAACTCAGCTGCTGAAATCCATGCTCCTACTAATTTCCATTGTTCTACTTTATCACCCACAGGTCCTAACATATAGAAATCGATATTCTTTTTGTAGAAATCTGCATAACCGTCTCTACCAGTGATAGATTCGTGAGATGTTCTAATCCACTCCATTACCGATTGTGCACCACTTGGTACAATTGGATCGTATAATGTAATAGTAATATCAGTCCAATTTGATTTACCTTTAATTTTTCTCTTTAAGTTGATATGATCTAATTCTACAACTTCACTTTCTAACTTAGGTCTGTTTGCTGTTTTTATCATGTAAGATGGAATACCATCGATTTCCATAATAAAACGGTTTGCTAACTTTGGTTCAAAGTTGGTATAAAATATCTTATCAAATGATAATACGTCAGCCATTGTTTATTCTCCTTTACTTATTATAAGTATATCTTTTTTTAATTATGCGTTAAAAGTTGCCCCAGTTGGTAAAACATTGAAATCAATTTGAATGAATTCTGCAGTTTTAGTTGGTTGTAAGAATATTGCACCTTTTAAGATGTTTCTATCGATTACGTCTGGAGTGTTATTTGTTTCATCCATTACAACTTTGAATGCATATAAACCTTGTCTTTGTTGAATATTCTCTAAATAAGGGTTTACTGTATTTAAGAATTTAGTTCTTGTATCTGTTGTGTTTTGTTCAAATACTAAATATCTTGAAGTTGAAGCGATGTATTTCTTAACTGTGATTAACAATCTTCTAACATTGATTCTATCTAATGCTGAAGGTCTACTTTGTAAAGTTTTTTGTCCAAATGCTACGATACCTTGTCCAGGGAATTGAGCGATTGGATTTACTTTTCCTTCATATAATTTATCTCTATCAGAGTGTGTTAATCTATCAAATACTGCTACTGCACCAGTGATACCACCTCTATTCAAACCTGCAGGTGCAAACCACTCAGCTGATGTAGCATCGTTTGCTGCATAAACTCTTGGTAATAAAACTGATGGTGGAACTGCGATTAATTTGTTTGTGTTTGTATCAATTGTTTTAACCCAAGGATAGTAAACTGCTGTGTAGTTAGTATCTAATGATTCAGCTACTGCTACCGCATCTGCAATACCTTGTGTACTATTAGTTGCCAAAGCAGTTGCATCCATAATATAGAATGTATCAGCTCTGTTTTCAACCATATCCATTGCGTATTGTGTTACCGCAGGATGGTCCATATGGTTAACACCCGGAGTTACTAATAAATTAATATCCCACTCATCTACGTTTGATAATGCATCTAAACATTTTTTATATGCCAAAGTACCATTTGAGTTACTTGTAGAACAATCTAATCCTTGTGCGTTTGTTGCACTAATATCTGCACCTTTATAAGAAGGGATAGTTGGATTAATACTATCAAACCCACCTTGGAAAGCTACATTAAATATTCTTTTAGCAACATCTGTGGATAATGAACCAGTTAATGGTAAAGATGCTGTTGTATCTAAACCAAATGGAGTATTAGCACCTGTTGTTGCGTATCTTGGAATTGGTTTTAAATAAATTTCATTATCAGTATTACCTTCTAAATCAATACCAGCATAAAAATTAGTAGAACCAGTTGCATACGTTACTGCAGGTATTAAGTTATCATCACCATCAGTTGCAAATGGAACTGTATACGAATCGTGTCCATAAGGTACTGCTACCACAGGATACATATCTGAAGATACTGCTTCTATTCTAATATATTTAGATTTGTTACTCCAGTCACCATGTGTTGTTACCTTACCATATTCATCAATTTCTTGATATACATCACCAATTACTCTACTAATATAATTTACCGAATTAGGTTCTAATGTTAAATTATTATATTGTTCTAAAACGGTTTGTCTTTTATCTGTATCATTGTATGCTCTTACATATAAAGAAAAAGTACCATAATCAGAACCATTAATTGAACCTGCAGGTTTTATATTACCAATAGTTACTTTAAATCTTTTATTTTCTACATTACCATCTGATAAGGTATTGATTGTAAATAATGGGAATCTATTACCACCAATTTCTTGAGATAAAATTGTTGGAGTTGATGCGTAAGTTGCCACCGCATTTGTACCATGTGTATAATTTTGGCGTTGAGTATATGAACTAATTGTTACATGTCCATCAAATGTAATACCACTATTTTTAAAGAAAGCGTATGAATATCCACCCACACCACCCAACGGAGATGTACCAAATACATTTTCAATATTTGCATTTGAAATTGGATTTACTGATGCTGTTACACCACTTACTACAAAACTACCACTTTGTAAATTGGTAAATACACCAGGACTACCCATACCAATTTTATCATTGTAGATTGCACCTACAATTTTTTGTGTACTACCCGAAGTTGCATATATAATAACTGTATCTGCATCTTCGTATCCACCGATACCCGCTGTTCTACAAATAGTTACTAAACCAGTCTCTCTTAAATAGTTTTGAGCGGTTAATTCTGTGTAATATGTTCCATCAGCTGCACCAAAAATATCTTCTAATTCAGATGGTGATGTTACGATTGTTGGTTTAAACGCTGGTCCTTGTTTGAAAGGTCCTACGATTGCTCCACCAATAGCTCCAACACCTTGTGCTATGTATGATAAATCGTTTTCTCTTGTAAACACACCAGGTGATACTAATTTTTCAGCCATTTTATTTGTTCTCCTTATAAATTATGTTATAATATTCTAATATAAATATACAAACATTATTGTAAAAATATATTATTTTGTATTTGTAGGTGTAAATTCTCCACTATTAGTATCTAAATTACCATCACCATATTCATTTTGAATTTCACCTAAGAAGTTTTGTTCTTCTATACCTAATTTTTCAAATTCTTCAAACATTTCTTCTTCTTCTTGTTTCAATCTTTTTTGTTCAATTTGATTTCTACCAATTAAAAAAGTTAATTCGTTAAATTTACCTTTCAATTCTTGTACCTTTTGTAACTGCTCTGGTCTTATTTGTGCCATAGTTTTTTTATTATTTTAGTTCTATATATAAATATATATTTTTTTATCCAAACACTATTAAACGTATGAAGTTCTTGTGTGGAAGTTATTATATATGTTTAAAATTTCAGTTGAACTTAATGCTCTTTGATAGAATAAGAATCCACCTAAAGCACCAGTATTGTTTTGCATCAAATAAATATCTGCAGTACCTGTTGTAGCTGCTGAGGTTGTAGTTGATGTTGAAACTTGTGTACCATTATTATAGAATGTAGTTGTACCATTACCTGCTGTAACTGCTAACATATGCCAACCAGTTAATGTAGTTGTTGTTGATGTTGCATTACCATTTGGTGTTGATGTTAAACTCATTGTAGTTCCACTCGCTGCAAATGTATAATCTGTACCTCTACTTAATATATTACCAGCACTACCATTTACTAATGCAATAATAGTATATCCTGCTGTTGTTGTGTTAAAGTTAGCATTACCAGTACCACTACTATATGCCTGTTCTTTAATACCATATTTACCACTAGCAAATTGTAATGATTTTGGTGGTCCTGCATTTAATGTTGGTGCAGTAATTGCTGGATTTAAAGTACCTCCTGTTAAATTCCAACCGGTAGAATAACCTGCTAAATCATTAAAGTTAGTATCACCATTATTTACATATGAAGCCGTAAAGTTAACATCACAATAACATACTAAGTTAGTCCAAGGTATTGGTGCTGTTGCACTACCTTTATTATGTGAAACAAATCCGTTAGATAAATAAGTATGTGCTACATCTACGGTAATTGTTGCAATTTCTAATGTTTTATTAATGTATTCTATTTTTTCTACCAATACATCTTCAACCAATCCTGTTTCTGCATTATATTTTACAATCTTATCACCTTCTGTTAAATCACTTGCTCTTGTAAATTGATATGTTTCAGTTATGTTATCCCATGCAAAGAAAGGATGTGCCATTGTTGTTTTAATTTGACCATAATTAACCGATACATATTCATCAATAAACGAAAAATATACATTAGATACATTTGCATCTACAATTTCACCATTAGAACCTGTTTCAGAATACCACCAATACCATTCACTTTGATCATTTTCAGGTAACCAATTAGGCATTCCAGTAGGTACAAATGTTTTAATCACATCACCAACATACAAATCTGCTGCTTTTATTGTTGAACCATCTGCCATTAAAATGTCAGTATCAGTTGCTACACATAATGCATCAGAGTTAATTCCGTTGTATGAATCTACTGAATAAATTGTTTTAGTAGATGTTGTATTATAGTTAGTTGCATTTACATTGTATCCATCTGCATATGTTACGGATAGGGTTGTACTATTACTACCACTATAAGGTGTAGTTCCCAAATTTTTAGCAGTGATTGCAGTTGTTGAACTTTTTGTACCAATACTAAAATAAGTAGAATCACTAATTGTAATAGTATAATTTGCTGCTACGTTTTTTACTCTATTATCAAATGCCAATCCTTGTGTAGTAAATGCAACAACAACGTTTTCAGCTGTGTTTTCTACTATATAAGTAAATGGTTGAGTAATTGCTAAACTATCAAATGCGAATGAACTCATTGATACTGCTGTTCCTGCTAAGTTATTTGCTGCATTTAAAGATGAAGATACTGCACCTGCTCTTGCTGTACCACTCCAAGCACCATATAATGCTCCTAAACTTAAATTTGTTTTTGCCATATTATTTTCCTTTAACTATTATAAATATCTAATAAATTATTAACCCATTTGTTTCTGTCCGAATACTCCAACATATATTCTTTTAATTTGTTGAACCAATGTTTTTTATATTCGTAATCACTATTCTTAATCCATTGTACCGTCTGTTCAAATTCTGTTTTAGTTTCTGCTCTAAACGGATATGTCCAATCTTTCATCCAATCTTTACTTAATATAGGTAGTTTTCCATAATCAACCGCTTGAAATATTGAATATCCAAATGGTTCATAATTAAAACAACTATGTGAAATTCCCCAATCTAATCGATAAAACCAATCTAACTTTTGATAGTCAAACATATATCGTTTAGCTCGTTTGAAATTCACCCCATATCCTTTCTCCCACACATTATTTAGAATTTTTAAAGTTGTAAATAAATAACAATCTATATTTTCTAAATACCAAACTCTTTTTCTAGTTTCCGTTCTCGCTGCAAATCCTACTTTTGTACTATCACTCAATTCTAAATTATTTGTAAACTCATAATAATTAGGAATATCTATGAAATCGTACTCTGCATGCTTTGGAGTTTGAAATAATCCTATCCAAATTCTTTTCTTAGCTGATTCTATTATATCGGTTTCCCATTTTGAATCTGCTCCGTAGTGTTGTATACCAGGTGCTTCTGAAAATAGTCCAGCTTTAAGAGACATATCAATTGAATTATGCATTACATAACTCTCTATCTTGTCTAAATTGTTTAGGATTGCTGAGTTAGGGTAGTAGTGTCCGTGTAGTATGTGTATTCGCCGAGCACTATTTATAAGTTCATCGAACTTTTCTTTATCATCCACTTGCCAATAAATTTCGAGGGGGAACTTGTCCCCCTCGAAATCATCTGGTCTTTTTCTATGTATAAGTAGGATAGGTTTTACTTTTAAGTGAGGAACAACGTATTCTACAAAGTTATTCACCCAAACATCACTACCAGCACCTACTTTATTTCCGAAACCTGTTGTATAATATACATCATACATTCTTATAAGCTATTGTTCTTCTTTAATTTTTCTACTTCAATTGTTAAAGAAGCTATTTGTTGTTGTTGTTCTTTGATTGCTTCTACTAATAAACCTATTGTTTTAGAATAGTCTAATGCTAAGAAACCATCTCCTCTTTCTTTTACTACTTCTGGTAAAACTTCTTGAACTTCTTGTGCAATTAAACCAGTATTAGGTGTTTCCTTAGTTGCTGCATCTACATCATCATTCCATTCCCAAGTTACACCATTTAATTTAGTTACTTTTGATAAAGCATCTGAAATTAAAACAATGTTATTCTTATGTCTTCTATCTGATGTTGAGTATGCTACTACATCACCAGTTGCAGTGATAGAACCACTTACAATTTGGTTAGCTGTAAATGTATTTGCTACACTCAATTGTGCGTATTTGGTATAAGCACTTGAAGAGTATGCTGAAGCACTTGCAAAAGCACCAGCTGCACTTGCAGAAGCTGCGGTTATGTTTGTATCTTGTCCTGCATCTCTTGTAAATTGTGAAGCACTATATGCTGAAGCACTTGCATAAGCACCTGCTCCTGTATTTTGAGCAGTTGTTACATTTCCAATTACTGTATTAATAGTTGTGTAGAATGAACCACTATATGCTGAAGCACTTGCGTAAGCACCATTTGCAGAGTTTTGTGCGGTTGTTACCGTTCCAATAACTGTGTTTATAGTTGTGTAGAATGAACCACTATAAGCAGAAGCACTTGCAAACGCACCAGCTGCACTATTTGCATTTGTAATTGCTACGGTTGCTGCACTTGCAGAGTATGCTGAAGCACTTGCGAATGCACCATTTGCACTATTTTGAGCCGTTGTGATATTGGTTGTTTGAGTTGCATCAGTTGTATAAATAGAACCACTTAATGTTGAAATATCAGTTGCTCTTGCCGCTGCTAAACTTGCAGAAGTTGCAAATGTATCGGTAACTGCTTTAACTGAAGAACTTAATGTTGAAATTGAAGTTGCTGTTGCACTAGCTATTGAAGCTGAAGTTGCATATGTTGTTTCAATTGTATTTAATCTACTTGCTACTGATGAACTATGTGTTGTTACGTTACCAAAACCGGTAATTGTTGAAGCACTAATATTACCAGTTACATCTAAACCACCTGCTACGGTTACTTTAGTTGCACTTGCAGAGATAATTGAATCACCAATGTGGTCATCACCAACTGCTACTGGAACTTGTCCTTTTGTAATTCCTAATTCACTACCTAAAGAACCAGTGTTTTGAGGTCCACTAATTAAACGAGCTGAAGCATATCCTTCTGCTGCTCCTGAAGGTTGTGCGTAAATCCACACATCGTTTTGTGAATCCCATAATAAAGAACCACTTGCACCTGCACCACTACCACTATCTTGTACTGCTATACCACCGAATCTAACAGATGGAGTTGCTGTGTTTAAGATAACTGTGTTTGTTCCGATTGAGGCTGCACTTGCTGTAATATTTTGTACAGATGAAGAACCTTGTACTACTAAGTTTGCACTTACATAAAGTGAACCAGTAATAGTTTGTGTACCATTAAATACGTTACCACCACTTAATTTTGCAAATGTTGAATATGCAGAAGCACTCGCATTTGAATCAGTTGTTGCAATTGAAGAACTTAATGTTGTCAAAGCACTTGCTGCACTTGCACTATAAGAAGTTGCAGTTGCTGAACTTGCACTAATTGCTCCGTTTAAACTTTGTGAATATGCAGAAGCACTTGCAAAAGCACCTGCTGCACTTGCAGAGTTTTGATTTACGTTACCAATAGTTGTATAAAGTGAACTACTAACTAAAGTTTGGTTAAAGTTACTTTGGCTAATTGCATTTGCAAAAGATGAACTTAACGAACCTGCATTACTAAAAATAGTAGTATAGATACTTTGGCTAACAGAAGAACTATAAGCTGCACTTGCTGATGCAAATGATTGGCTAATAGAACTTACGTTACTATATAAATTATTATAAATACTTGTACTTACAGATGAACTTAATCCTGCAATTGAAGAACTTACTGAATCACTTAATGTACCAATTGAAGAACTTACTGAACCACTTAATGAGTTTGGTGATAAACCAAATACTGCAGTGTATAAACTTGCACTTAATACATTAACATTATATTGAGAACCACTTGCTAAACTTGCACTTAAACCAGTTGTTGGATAAAATAAAGTATCACTTATAGACTGAGATAAACCATTTATATTACTTGCTACTGAAGCACTTAATGAAGATACACTAGCTGCACTTGCACTAAATGAAGTTGATACTGAAGAACTTAAACCACTTAAAGCAGTTGCTGAACTTCCACTAACACCTTCAACCGTTACTAATCTACTTGCTACCGATGTTGAGTAATCAGTTATATTTCCAATACCTGTTACTATCGATGCACTCAATCCTAATGGGAAATAAGTAAATCCTGATATAGCTGCTGATGCTGTACCAAAACGTCCTATTGTTAATCCAGAGTTATTATCATGAATATTAAAAGCACCACCATCACCCGCTGCAATATGATATGATGAACCTACACCTGTATTATCTAAAGTTACTTGTGTATTACTAGCTGAAATTAAGTGAATTGATTTACCTGTGAAATCACCAGTTAAATTTATTGAACCTGTAAAAGTATGTGTATTTGATGTTGAATTACCAAATATATTTGAACCACTACTATAAACAACCGATGATGTTTCATTAATTGTATACACATTAGTTGCAGTAATTGTTCCTACATTTATTGTAGAAGCACTAATATTACCACTTGCACTAATGTTACCATTGATAGTTTGGTCTGCACTAAATGTATTTGCTACACTTAATTGAGAATATTTTGTTGCTGCACTTGCAGAGTATGCAGATGCAGAAGCAAAAGCACCAGCTGCACTTGCAGAAGCTGCTGTAATATTTGTTGTTTGAGTACTATTTGTACTTGCAATACTTGCAGATAAAGCTGTTTGAGAAGCTATACTTGCACTAAATGAAGTTGCTGCACTTGCAGAGTATGCAGATGCAGAAGCAAAAACTCTAACTGCACTTGCAGAAGCAGCTGAAGCACTTGCTAATGTATTTATTAATCTACTATCTACTGAAGTTGAATAATCCGTTACGTTTCCAATACCATTTATAGTTGATGCACTTACTGAACCAATTACTACTACTGCACCACTAACTGCTAATGAACCAGTTACAGATGTTATTGCTGCAGATGATGTACCAAATGAACTATTACCATTTGCAGTTACACCCTGGTCTAATGAAAACCCATTTGAAGTATTTGATAATGTAGAAACTACTACACCATTAGATACCATTTTAATTGAACCTGTTGAAATATATAAATCTTTCCAATAATGTGTTAATGAACCTAAACTATATTTGTTTGTCTCATTTGGAACGATATCAGAAGTTAAACTTGCACTAATAGCTACGGTATCAGTTGTTTGATTACCGATTGTAAAATTACCATTAACATTTAAATCACCTTGAATATTTGCATCACCGGTAATTTCTAATGAAGATGCTGATACATATCCACTTGCAGATACATGTGCTCCAATGAATGCTGATGATGAACCTGCTGATGCTAATATTACATCTCCGGCAGGACTACCTACTACTAATGTGTTAAAGTCGGTGTTAAAGTATGGTTCACCGAATGCTAATGAACCTGATTGTTGTGCGGTATTACCACGTCTAAATTTTAATGCCATTTTGTTTTGTTTCTTTTGTATTTATCATGTGAGACATTGATGTAAACTTAATTTATATACCAATAAATATTGAATTCTTATTAAGAACCGATTTTATTTTCTAATTCTTTTATTCTTTTTTCTTGTTCTTTTACTACTTCAATTAATAATCCAATCATTTTATCGTAATCTACTCCCATATACCCATCGTATCTTTGTGAAATCAATTCAGGGAATACTTTTTGTACATCTTGTGCAATTACACCATAATCATGTTGTCCTTTTTTAATGGATGCTTTATCGTTCCAATCAAATTCAACACCTCTTAATTGTTGTACTTTTTCGATTGGATTAGATATTAATTGAATGTTATCTTTTAATCTTTCATCGGAAGATGCATATGCTACTACATCACCAGTCACCGTTAATGAACCACTTATAATTTGATTTTGTGTAAATGTATTTGCTACCGCTAATTTAGCATAAGTTATAGCTGCACTTGCACTATATCCAGTTGCAATTGCAGTTGATGCACTAATTGATGATGATAATGAACTACTATAAGAACTTGCACTTGCAAAAGCTCCAGCTGCTGATGCTGATGTTGTTGTTAAACTACTACTAACTGTATTAATAGTTGTATAAAAACTACTACTATATGTTGATGCACTTGCAAATGCTCCATTTGCACTTGCAGATACAGTTGTTAAACTACTACTAACTGTATTAATAGTTGTATAAAAACTTGAACTATAAGAACTTGCACTTTGAAATGCTCCCCATGTTGATGCTGAAGCTTGTGTTATTAATGTATCTTGTCCAGCATCTCTTGTATAAATTGATGCAGAATATGAACTTGCACTTTGAAATGCTCCCCATGCACTTGCTGAAATAATTGTTATATTATTACTTTGAGTTGCATCTGTTTGATATATAGATGAACTTAAAGTTGTTACATTTGTTGTTCCTATTCTATTATTTAATGAAGCACTAAATGCGAATAAACTACCGCTTAATTCACTAAATGAAGTTGAACCTGTTTGATATAAAGAACCGGTTATAGTTAATATATCATTTTGTGCATCACCAATATTAGTTGAACCACTACTATAAATTACAGAAGAACTTTCTATAATTGTGTGTAATTCATATGTATAAATTGTTCCACTAACATATAAATTACCACTTGCTGTAATATCGTTTGCTATTACTTTTCCTACATTTATTGAACTACCACTAAATCCACTTGATGCTGTTATTGAACCAGTCATTAATAAACCAGTTGCTTGTGATGAATTACCCGCGGTTTCAGTAATACCTGTAAATGTAATTGTATCAATAACATGAATACTTTTTGAAGTATCACCTTTAATTAAAATATTACCTAATGTACCTTGTGTTGTATATTGTAATACCGGTAAAGTTGCACCCACCAAAGTAGTTGCTACTAATGTATCACAATAAACCGTACCACTTGCACTAACATAACTTGCAGTAATACTATTAAATTTAACCGATGAACCTGTTGCTAATCCACTTGCAATTGCACTAATTTGTGTTCCTACTTGTGTAAAATCTATACCAGTTTGTCCAGTTGTATCGTTAAATGTTAATGTACTTGCACTAATTCTACTATCAAATGATGCACTCAATCCGGTTGATGGAAAATATATTGATTGATATAAACTTTGACTAACAGAAGAACTATACGCTGTACTTGCGGATGCAAATGAATAACTTACTGAATTTACATTACCCCAAACATTATCATAAATACTTTGGCTAACTGATGAACTTAATTGTGAAATTGAAGAACTTATTGAACCACTTAATATTCCAATTGAAGTACTAATTGATCCACTTAAAGAATTTGGTGATAAACCAAATACTGCAGTGTATAAACTTGCACTTAATATATTAACTTGATATTGTGAACCACTAGATAATGATGCACTTAAACCAGTTGAAGGCCAATATAAAGTATCATATACACTCTTAGAATATGCAGATGCACTTTGGAATGCTCCCCATGCCGATGCTGATACAATTGATGCTGATATACTTTGTGTTAAATCAGTTTGATATATTGATGAACTTAATGTTGTAATATCTTGAATATGTGCTAATTCTTGTTCAGAACCACTTTTACCTGCTTTCCATACATCGTTAGTTACATCCCAAAATAATGAACCAGTTATTGTTAAACCACCTGCATTATTAACTTTATCAATTACATAAATACCACCATTAACACCACCACCTGCATCTACTTCTATAAATGATGCGGATAAATTTACTGTCGTAGAGTTTACTGTCGTTGTTGTACCTCTTACAAATAAATCACCTTGAATTGTTACATTAGAACCGGTTAATTCAATTGCCGATTTTAATGATGATGTGTAATTTTCTATTGATGTAATTCTACTATTAACTGAACTACTATCTGCAATATATTGAGATGCACTAAATGTTTGCAATAATCCTACGGATGTTGAAACACTTGCACTAAATGCTTTTAATACACTTGCTGTACTTTCTAATAATGTTACTCTAGTACTAAAAGAACTACTATCATTTTTATACAAAGATGAACTAAATGTTAATAGAGAACTACTTATTGTATTTAATGATTGTGATGTTGCAATATAAGAACCACTTACATTAAATAAAGATGAACTTACACTATTTAAAGATTGTGAAGTTGCGTTATATGATGAAGTTATAGATGCAGTAAATGAATTAACACTACCACTATGTTGTTCTAATGCATCTAATCTTAATTCATGTGATGCAGATGTGTTGTTTAAATTACCAATAGAATGTGAAACCGATGAACTAAATGGAGTTATATCTACACCGTTTACAGAACCACTTAGTGAACCTGTAATTGCACTAATATATGCGGTTTTCCAATAAGTATTAACATCACCTAAATCAAATGAATCATTAGAATCTGGAATTAAAGAAGATGACAAAGATGCAACTACCGTTACTGTATCAATTGTACTATCACCAAATGTTAAGTTTCCTACAATATTAGTATTTCCACTTACAAATAAATTTCCAGTAATACCAAAACTTCCAGTATTTAAATCGTTTAATTTTGCTAATGTAATAATAGTATTATTATTTGTACCTAATTGTAACGATTGCGTAGTTTGGTTATAGTATAATTCACCATTTGATAGTGAACTAGTATCTACCCCTCTTGCTATTTGAAATAATGCTCTTGCCATTTAATTCTTTTATTCTTTTTTATAAATATCATTAATTATTAAAATCCAAATCTACAATACCAACCGATGCACATGCTACATATAAATCAGCAAATGAACGTGGTGGAATGTTATTACCATCTACTTCATTTAATTGTGCTGTTGATAAATCTACTACTATATTTGTTAATCCACTACCATCACCCACAAATGCTGATGCTGTTACTGGTCCATTTACTTGAACTGAACCTGTAAAACTATGTATATCATCTGCTGTATCACCAAAATTAGTTGAACCACTTTGATAAATAGTAGATGATGAAATAATATTAATGTTAAATTGTCTTGCATTAATTTCACCAAATACAGTCAAATTTTCTGTTACATATTGAGAACCACTAATCACCGTATAACCATGATTAACAGTCAATGTATCATTTACTTGTAATGATTGAAATGAACCACTACCATTTACTCTTAAAGATGAACCTGTTATACTACCTATAACATCTAAATCACCATTACCTACTATATCACCTTTAATATAAGAACTACCACTTACATTTAAATCGTTTGTTATTACGATTTCTCCAAATGAACCTGTTTGTGAAATTGAGATTGAACCCGTTGTGATAGAATTCGTTGTTACTATTGTTTCTATTGACTCAACTGAACCTGATTTATTAAAATACAACTTACCATCGTAAGTATTAATTGCCAATTCTCCTAAATGAAGTGAACCCGTATCAGGAACTTTACCAGGAAGCGATGAACGCTTTAGTATAATATTTTGTTGAGCCATATGTATGGAAACGTTTTAGTGTTATATAACAACGAAAAAAGGTACTATATAGTACCCTTATAAATATATAAAAATATATAAAAACGAATTACACTAAATCAAATAAAATAATTTCCGTTTCGTTAGGATTTTGGATATTGATTTCCGTTTCATTTGTAAATGCTAAACCATCACCTTCTATTAAATCTATTCCGTTTAAAGTTGAATTGCCTGAAACTACATACAGATAATATCTACGATTAGAATTTAATTGGAATGTAAAATCATTTGTAAATATTCCTGCTAATAATCTTGCATTCTGTTTTATTGGTAACTTTTCAGTTATATCACAAAACCTATTTAACTTATCCTCTTTACTAAATTGATGCCAATCATGTGAAGGTTCAGTATTTAAAACATTAGGTCTTATCCATAATTGTAAATAACGATTTGGTTGGTCAGATGCATTTCCTTCGGTGTGTTTAATACCTCTACCTGCACTCATTCTTTGTACCCCTCCGGCTGGTATATCGATACTCTTACCAAAACTATCGGTGTGTCTACATTTTCCTTCAACTACATATCCAAATATTTCCATATTCCTATGTAAATGTTCCGGAACGTGGCCACCCGGTTGCGTTCTATCATCATTTATTGTTTCTAAATCACCAAAATTTGTATAGGTCTTATCCATATACGGAGGGAAATAGAATGTACGAAAAGAGGTAATCCAATTTGCGGTCGGATTACCTCTTGTATTTGCTTTTCTATGAAAAATCATAAAACTATTTTATCTTAACACCAACCACCTTTTGCATCAATTGGATATAATAAACTAAATTTGGCAGGGAAGTTAAATGTACCCGTTAATGATGTACCGACATTTCCGTTATCATCATTATTTAAGAAAGTAGGGTCAGTAGGGTCAATTGATTGTACTAAAAATTGATGTGAAGTGAAATCATAACCAACTTTAGCTAAACCACTACGGATTGAACTACCAGGTGCCCATATTACATTACATATATAACCGTTTGAATATGTTATACCTGCTTCAGTATACACCGTATCAATACCAGTATAGTTGTTTAATTGTCCGTTCACACCATTATAAATCCAATTTGTTGCAGTTGATACTGTAAATCCAGTTGTACCATTTGCTGAACCATATTGAGATGGACCCGTACTACCTAAACCATTTAAGTCTGCTGAATTAATTGTGAATGTTGCAGGAGTGTTTTCGTAAAATACAATTGAAGGATTTACATCATTAAATGTACATATTCTATCCACTACACATAACCAACCATTACCATTTTGATAAGGAGAAGGTGCACCACCACTAAACCAAACTGCATCATTTCTTAACGTACAAAGTGTTCCGTTATCATCATAGAATTTCCAACCAGCTTGTGGAGGATTTGAAAAACCTGAACCATCTGCTGGGAAACCTACTGAAAGAAATGTATGTCCATTACCATCATCATTATAACTTGTCCATGCTATACCACCTTGAGGTAAATATACATGTGCTGTTGGTGATGCAGCTGCTTGAACTTGTATTCTAACCGGACCATCTGTAAATGCCGTATTACTTGTTGATATTAATGTCATATTATTTGGAGAACCAGCAAAATATCTATCCCAAACATATGAATAAAATCCACCACCACCATTATTAAATGTAAAGGTGTTTGATTGATATGCTAATGATATATGATTACTACCTTGTGTAAATGTTATAGTTCCACTATTACCAACTAAAGCTGATAATAATGTTGTTTGATCCGTACCGGTACTATCTTGTATATTAATATAAATAGTTCCACCATGTGTAGGATCGAATAATAAATTAGGGTCAGATAAACCTTCACTTACACTATGGTCTGGCCATGTTAAATCACCCGGATTATATGCTGGTTGGTATCCTGCTCCACCTGTTATTAAATTCCAATATCCAACTCCACCACCACTATTAGGTACGATTGAAAATCCACCAGTGATAGTTATTGTTGGTAAACTTGGTGCCGGAGTTCCACCATTGTTGTTTGATGTAAATACTCCACTTGTTGTAAATGGTTGAGTTAAATTAACATCTTGCCAACTTACTACAATAATATTTGCATCATCAAAAGGATTATCAAAAGTTACATTTACATAATCTTCTACTCCAGTTCCTGCTGGATATACCGAAAACCATATTTCTGCACTTTGTCCAACACCACTTCTATAATCTATATATGATGCTCTTTTATACCAAGGATATAACCCACCAGTAACACTTGTAACATTAAGAGGAGTACTATTATCTGTTTCCGAACTAATGTATGCTACAACTACTGTGCCGTTTGCATTGAATGTACCAAACCCTACATTAATTGAATTGCCATTTGATGCTTGTTCACCAAAAGATGAAGGATAATTTGAATCTACCGATGGTGAAACACCACCTGCACCTACTAATGCATCTGCTATTACGGTCAATCCTACACCACGACCACCAAGTCCAAGAATATCTAATAATTGGTCACCATTTACTGTCAAACCACTTTGAGGAGTTGAAAATTGTTTATATGATACTGCATCTAATTCATATAAGTGTGCACCGGTATTTGTAATATCAATAGCTTGATTCCAACCAGTTGCAAATCCAACACCACTATTATTATAAAATGGTATAGATGCAAAAGCAACAGCTGTTGTATTGCTTTCCGCTATATTCATTGTAACTTGCCAACTACCTGTTCCGTATGTACCTAAACTCATAATCTTTTATTTTTTATTTTTAAAATTCACCGCCATCTGAACCATATTCAACTGCGGTTAATCTACTTGCCACACTACCACTAAATGCTAATACATCACCAATACCATATAAAGAACCACTAAATCCTAAATTTTTTGTTATTTTAGCAAATTCAGTTCCTTGATATTTTATTGAAATTTCATCCGAATAAGGTGCAATCATATAGTTTGAACCACTATCCTCTATAAATCCAATGATACCTACATTTGCAGGTTCATTAAAATCAAATTGATTAGCCGGAGAAACTACTACATTTGTTAATTGGCTACCATCACCTTTAAATGAACCGGTAAAAATTGATGCAGTTACACTACCTAATATATCTAAATCACCATTACCTACGATATCATGTTGAATATAAATACTACCACTTATATTAACATCATTTGCTACACTAACTTCGCCAAATGAACCAGTACCTAATATGTTAATATTACCTACCGTATTTGAGTTTGTAGAAACTAATTGTTCAATACTTTCACTAGACCCACTCTTGTATATAAACGCTGTGCCATCATATGTATTCAGTGCAATTTCACCAACTTTCATTGTTGATGTAGTAGGCATTGATCCGGATATGTTGGACCTTCTTTGTAGTATTATTGTTTTATCTGTATTCTGAGCCATTGTATTTGTTGTTGTTGTTTTATTTCATTTTAATTATTCTAAAAGTTCCTCCCCATATTTCAGAGGAGGAGTTAATATTTTAATTAGAATGAACCACCATCAATTGTATTGCTCATTACGAAATCAGTTCCGTCCCATTGTAATAAGTCACCAGCTACACTTGCAGTTGGTACTAAATCTAATGCTCCGTTTGTATTTCTAAATGCAATTCTTTTACTATTTCCTGCTGCATTTCCTAAATTTACTGATGCGGTTACACTATTAAATGTTACATCATCAGTTGTACCTACACCTTGTATTGTACCAGTTCCTTCTAAAACTGTCAATCTACCATCTTGTGTAGCTTGCGATGCAGAGAATGATGAACTTAATTGTGATGTTACAAAAGCACTTGCACTAAATGAAGTTGCTACTGAAGAACTAAAGTCACCAGTTACACTTGCTACTGAAGCACTTAATTGTGAGATTGTATAATTACTTGCACTAAATGAAGTTGCTGCTGATTGAGATAAACTAGCTACTGATGTAGATACATAGTTAATATCTGCTAACTGTACTTCACTTCCAATAGGGCCTGCAATCCACACATCATTTGTAGTATCCCAAAGTAATGAACCACTAACTTTTGAAGGGTTTGTTGGGTCAGCTACTTGAATACCACCATAAGCACCTTGTGTTCCGTTTAATGCTATAATATTATCACCAATAGCTACGGTTGTAGAATCTATTGTTGTTGTAGTACCTTGAACTTTTAAATTACCTAAGATTGTTGTTGTTGAAGCTGAACCACTACCAGTTACATTAATTGCGTTTTGTAATGAAGATGTATATGATTCAATACTATCTAATCTAACATCTTGTGTATGTTGAGATGCAGAAAAATCTGTTACAATTGAATTACTTACTGCATTTACATTTGCTAAACTTGCACTAAATGAAGTTGCTACTGAACTACTTAATGTTGTTTGAGATGCTAAACTTGCACTAAATGAAGTTGCTATTGAAGAACTTAATGAAGAACTTAATGATGCAATTGTTCCACTTACAGAAGAACTTAAACTTGCTACATTTGCTGCACTTGCACTATCAGTTGTTGCAATTGAAGCACTTAATGCTGTTACACTTGCTGCACTTGCACTAAATGAAGTTGCTACTGAAGAACTAAAGTCTCCAGTTACACTTGCTACTGAAGCACTTAAACTTGTTACATTATATGCACTAGCACTAAATTGAGATGCTATTGAAGCAGAGTCTGCTAAATCTGTCCAAGTTAAAGTACCACTACCATTATTTACTAATACTTGATTTGCATTACCACTTGTATTAGGTATTGTATATGAACCTAAAACTACATTACCATTACTATCTACTGATACTGTGCTACCATCTACTTCTAAATGAACACCATTACTATCTACCCAAACATATGAATAGTTGTCGTAGTTTAATTGTGCATAATCAGTTGAGTAAATATTAACATATCCACTATTATTACCATTAATGTTATTTACATATAAAGTACCATTAATTGTTTGATTATCTTGGAATGTATTTGAACCAGTTGTTGCGTAAGAACCTGTTAAAGCTTCTAAATTTGCAACTCTTTGTCCAATACCAGTTCCACCACCGCCAATTGATGCACTTAGATCATTTATTGTAAATAAACTTGAACTTAATCTACTATCTACCGATGTAGAGAATTCAGATACATTACCAATACCTGTAATAGAACCACTAATTGTACCACTTGCATCAACATAAATACTTGCACCATTTGTTAAATTCAATGCTGAACTATTTCCTAAGTTCATATTTGAATCATTAACAGCTACTGCGTTGTTGAAGTTTGTTGTACCATTTACATTAACATCATTACTAAATGTTTGTGTTTCAGTAAATGTATTACCACCTGCTAATTTAGCAAATGTGTTCCAAGCTGATGAAGATGCATTATTAAAATCAGTTGCTACTGAACTACTAAAGTCATTAGCTACCATTGCAGTTGATGCACTTAAAGCATTAATATCAAATGAACTTGAATTAATTCTAGTATCAAATGATGAAGAATCACTATAATAAGATTGTGTGAATGCTAAATAAGAAGCTGAAATAGTTTCTAAATTTGCTACTCTTGTTCCTAACTCACCACCATTTCCTAAATTGTTATTAATTGCTGCTAATGAAGCACTAACTGAACTACTAAAATCAGTTACATTTCCAATACCATTAATTGTAGATGAACTAATTTCACCATCTACAAATAAATTACCACCTGCAGTAATAGATACATCATTACCAACTACTGTGATGTTTGAATCACCAATATGATCATCACCTACTGCTACTGGAACATAGGTTGTTGTTAAACCAGTTTCTTGTCCTAATGAACCTGTGTTTTGAGGTCCACTAATTAAACGAGCTGATGTATATCCTGCACCATTTGGATTTTGATACAACCAAACAGAATTTTCAGAATCCCAGAATAATGAACCACTTAAACCTGCATTTGAACCAGAATCTACTACCGTAATTCCACCAAATCTAACTCCTGGATTTGCAGTATTCAATATAACTGTGTTAGTACCAATTGATACTGCACTTGCTGTTACATTTACTAAAGATGAAGAACCATAAATAGTTACATCACCAGTAATCCACATTGAACCACTTACTACTTGACTACCACTAAATGTATTTGAACCAGTTGTTGCATATGTAGTTTCAATTGTATTTAATCTACTTGCTACACTACCACTATTTGTAAATGTGCTAGCACTTAGTGCACTTAATGAAGCTGCACTTGCTGAATCCGTTGTTGCAATTGAAGAACTTAAATTAGAAATTGTAGTTGCTACTGCACCACTAAATTCATTTTGTGTTGCTTTACTAGCACTATCAGTTGTTGCAATTGAAGAACTTAAATTAGAAATTGTAGTTGCTACCGAACTACTTAAATTATAATTATCAGATGCTGCTGTTGCTGCACTTGCACTAATTGTTGTTGCAACGGAAGCACTTAATGCCGTTCTTGCTGCATTTGATGCACTATCAGCTGTTGATAATGATGCACTTAAAATAGTGTTATCGTACTTTGATGCTGATGTAGATTGATTTATTGAATTTGCTACTGAAGCACTTAATCCACTAAATCCATAAATATCAGTATTGATAGAAGCACTTAATGCATTTAAATTATATGCACTTGCACTAAATGAAGTTGCTACCGAAGAACTAAAGTCCCCAGTTACACTTGCTACACTTGCACTTAAAGTTTTTTGTGCTGCATTACTTGCACTAAAATCAGTTGCAATCGAACCACTTAATGTGATTACGTTACCACTTAAATCTATTGCTTCATTGTTATCACTTCCTAGTAAATATAATGTATTACTTGCACTAGCATAGTAAGGTACACCATTCATTAATCCGTTATAAACAGATGCAGAGAAAATCGGTGGAACACCAGTTCCTCTAAAAACTCTATTTACAGGACTTACAGCACCACTTTCATATGCTGCGAATACTATTGATTGACCATTTGTTACGCCACTTAATTGTGCCGAACCGGTTGCTATTACAATCTCACCCTTTTGAAGTGATCCTGTTATTTGTGATAATTTCTCTAAACTACCACGTCTTTGTTTGATGATTTGTGCCATAATTTTATTGGGGTTACTCCTTTACTATTAATAAGTATAAAAAAAGTTGCATTCAATTATGATGCAACTCATTTTTATTTAATAAATTTCTTTTTTTTTTTAGATTTAATTCTACCACTCACCATTATCTAATATATTTGCATCTGGTTGTCCTGTTGGTGTGTATGGCTTTACCGGTGCATTTCCTGCTGAACCAGTCTCTCCGTTTATCCAAATTTCACCTGGAACATTATATACATTAGTATCAATTGTTATTTCAGTATCTACTACCGCTAATGCACCACTTACTATTAATGAGTATGCATCAGTATCCGTTCCTAATGTTAAGTTTTTAATAATTGTTCCATCTAATTGTGAAGAACCACTTACAACACCTGCAGGCAATGCACTTTTAACACTTTGGCTTACTAAATTAATTACAGATTGAGAAAAGTTATTTCCCAAATTTGCTGATGTTTGTAGTAATGAACCACTCTCTATTTGTTTTAATCTTATTAAACTTGCCATTATAGTATAAATATGGTTCTTATTGTTTTATTATAAATTTACTTACAATTTCAAAATTATTGGTATCAAAGTTATCATCTACCGCTTCACTTTTTTGAATAGTAATTACCACATTTTCACCAACCTTTACATCATATGTAGTAATATCTAACTTTAAGCCATCACAATAAATATCAAAATCTTTTGCAGTTGGTGTTTCTACTCCTTGAATTATATTATAAGTTGTAATTGTTAAAACATAATAAGTAGAATATTCTATTAATAAATCAGGTTTAATTCCTTTTTCAGCAATAGCCATTTGCATCATATCAATTCTATGTTTATTAATATTATCTAAATTTCTTTTTTTAATATTAATAGTTGGTTTATATTTTGTTTTTCCTTTTGATGTAACTTGTGTAGATTGTAAAACATTAGGTTGAATATTTTCTGTTGCCAAATATGCCAAATATTCTAATTTTGTATTAGATTTTTTTTGAATTGATATGTTAGGTCTTTCTTTCATTATTTAGTAAAAGTTCCTGTTATTTGTAATATATCATCTGATGTTATTGTATATTCAAAATTTGCTTTTGGTAATGTAAATCTAACATTCCCACCAAAGTTTGCTACACTATAATCATACATACCAATATTTTGTTGGTTTATATCTAATAGAATAATTGATGTTCTATTTTTTAATATTTTGCCACTATTTTTATCTATAATTGGTTTTGGTAAACTATATCCAATTAAATCAAATATATAGTCAGTTGAAGTAGTTTTTACATACTCCAATTTAGTATTTGTTAAAGATACATATGCTAATATATTATCTAATACACTCATTATACTAATAAAAATTTACCTGCAATATGAATTTCATCGGTTGTTTCAATTAGAAATCCTAATAAACCTTCATTAAAAGTAATCTTTATTGTATTTGGAGTTGATGTATAATCTAAAGTATAATAATTATTAGAATATTTTGCACCATTAATATATACTTTTATAGTATCTTCTACTACAATACCCAATTCAGTAGGTGGTTGTATTACTTGTACTCCATTAAATGTTACTATATTTTGGAATATAGCATTACTAACTTTTGTATGATTAATTTCTAAATAATCATATAATACTTTGTTTGAATTGTAATCATTAACTTGAATATCTGCACTTGCCTTTCCACTCATATCCGTTTCCATTGTTACAATAGTTGCTCTATTAGAAATTGTCTTTTTAGTAGTTGGTTCATTATCAAATCTTTCAGGAATTAAATATGCCTTTGCTACCATTGTAAATTCAGTTCTTACAATTCTTTCTTGATTATCTGTCATTTCCAAAGTTTTATCAAATGAATCGATTTCTACTTTGAATTTAAATTTATCTTTATCACCCCAATATTCATCAGCTGCCCATTTGAATGCTTCTACAATCGTATTCATATGTTCAGTAAAGTTTGTCCATATCATTACATCATAACTAATGTTTACATAATCTGGCATTGTTACATCATATACTTCTTGTCTTGGTTGAAAATTATTTAAGATAGAAAATTTATCATAAACATTTTTCTTTGAATATTTTTGGTATGATGGGTAATGTAAAAAACGATTTAACATTGGAATACTATCGTTTCTTTCTACTGTCGTTCTTTTAAACATAATAAGTGGTAACTGAATTTTACCTCTTTTATCTCTATACACACCATCTATCTGTGCTGCTTTCCATCTTTCTGCATTACCATAAATAACCGGTACATTAATTTCTGCATTATCAACTTTCAAATTAGGAACAACAATATCATTCATATAATTGAAAATAGCACTGTCAACATCATACAAAGAAATACCTCTACGAGAGAACTTATCTTCGTTTGGTAATTGATTTGCTCTGTTAAGTGGTTTTCTTAAAGGATTGTTTGTTGCCATTATTTGTTCCTTGGTTCTATGTTCAATTGAGAACGTCTAGTTAAGTAAGTTGTACATTCTATACCAAAATTATTAGCGGCTTGCATACCTACTAATTGTGTTTGGTTAGTATTTGTAATTTCATAATAACCTTCATTGAATAATATAATATCACCCACTTCAGGATAAATATCTTTTACAATACAGGTATCTTGGTTTAATCTGAAAACTACTTCTTGTATTGTATCTTGTCCAAATCCATCATATTGTTGAGATTCATCACCGTATTGAACCATACTAAATACTGACACTCCTTCATAATAGGCTTTGTCTAAAGACTCACCATAAAGGTTTGTTTTACTTTCATATGTAATAAGTTTAAATAAGAATATTTGAGTTTGCACTACTGCATCTACTAATTCTCTACTTATATTTTGAAAGAAATTATAATCTTTTGTTCCTATGAAACGCGGCATCTATTTATCCTATATAAAATGGTAATGGAATATTTTTTAACATCTCTTGAACTTGCTTAGCTTCTTGGGCTTTGTATTCCATTTGTTTTGGTCTACTCAATTCCTCTAAATCTTGTCTAAGTTGTTCATATAATCTATCCTTATCATTTTGTGCTTCTGCTCTTAATGATGCACCATCCAATGATATTTCACCTTCTGGAATTGGAATACTTGCATATTTCTCTCTAATACCACCCAATAATTCTTTTGCTAATGCTAACGTATATTTCCATATCCATTGTTTACCAACTGAATTAATAGAATTATAACTCATATTATCGTATCTAATATTTGCATAATTACTAATAACATTTGGTTTATGTATTACACTAGCTTCTGTTCTTTCATCAGTTAAGACATATTCAAAATATAATCTTTGTGGATTATAAGTTGATGTTCCTGGAATTGGGAATATTTCTAATATGTTGTTTACTAAATTAAATGAATAACCACTTCTACGAACCATATCATTAAATTCAATCGCTTGTATTCTAAGTAAATCTTCGTAAATTGGCATTAATACGAATTGTGCTGCCGGAGAGAATGAACTAAATCCAAACTCATCCATTAAATTTAATGTACCTTTAGCCGAAACAGCGTAAGGGTCAAAGAATCTACTAATTGCAGGTACACCTTCGTAAAATATTTTAGTAATAGTCATTGATTCACCATAATGTGAAGGATGTTCTAATGAACCCGATGGTACATCTGCAAAATATTGTCCACTACCACTTTCATATACACTACTTGTTGGACTAATATTTTTTAAATCATATCTTTGAATACCACCTTTTAATTCAATGTGTCCTTTGTAAATACTTGCACCACCACCCACATTTGCCTCTGCACCATATGCTGTTGAAATTGTAATAAGTTGTGCTGTATTTGCTCCTTCAATATATGTGTTAGTTAGATTATCTGTATTATCATGTCCTAACATATTGTATAAATTATTACGAATATTGAAAGCATTTACTTGTGCTGAATATTCTGATGTTGCTTCTTCAAAACAAGCAAATATATTTTCTGGTAATAATTCTACGTTTTGAACCGGATATCCTAATCTCTTAGCTACCCAATCACTTACTCTTGGTGCATCAATTGGAAATTTTGGGTCTGCATCGTACAATCCAAATGGTGTAGATGAACCCGATGTGAAAATATTTAAACTTCCAGTCCAATTAATTGATGTTACTAAATCTGATGCCATTACTTTCCTTTTGTATAAATATCGATTAATTTACCTATTGAAAAAATTTAATAAAATATTCACTTCTTTTTTTATCTTGATATAAGTTATTTTCAAAATTTGGTTTATTATTAATACTATCTATATAATGTAAACTACAAATTTCAAATGTTTTTTCTAAATGAGTTTTGTATTTAGGATTATCATATAAACAATCATTTGATAAAATATTCCAATTTTCAAATAATTTTCTATAAAAATTTTTATAAAATAAATAATTACCCGTTGAGTTTAAATGTACATCCCATTCTGTCATATATACATATTGATTTTCATTTTTAAACTCTCTTACTATTTCCATCATTCCACCGTATTTATCTGCTTCAATTTTCCAAACATCTTTATTTAATATTTTATTAAATTGTTTAGTTAACCAATTAAATCCATTAGTCGGTGTAGTCATTGCAGTATCATAATTTTCATTAAAATCAAAATTTATTAAATAGTCTTTATCAATATTTTCAAATTTTTCATATACATCATATTCTTTTAATTCTGTTTTTGTAAAATTAGCCCACCCCCAAAATATTTTTGTTTTTATATTTTTTTCTTTAGAAAATGAAATAATATCATTTATATTATCAATATGTTTTTCCAATAAATTTTTGTAATTTGATTTTTCATTAAATAAATTAGATTCAAAATAATCATATATCCATTCATTATATTTTTTAAATCCGTCTGCACAATCCGTTGGTCTATATAATCCACTTAATTGTATTGTACCATATATTTGATCAGGATTAATATTATTATTTAATAATTCATTTATTTTTTCAAAATATAAATTTTTAATTATATGATTTCCAGCAGAACCCATCGCAACATTATAATGTTCAAATTCTATGTTTTTCTTATACAATTCATATGTTAAAAAATTTTGATAACGATAACTTTGGTTTGTAACCACATCATGTTTTAACGGATGTTCAAAAAAAGAACGAAGTATTGTATTTTTTTTATTTGATGATTCTCTAATATGTGAATCCGTAAATGAACATCCTGATGTAACTATGTATATTTTTTCCATTGATACTTTTACATAAATATATATGACATAAAAAAGGGAGTAATTAAACTCCCTTTAAATATTATTCTTAGTGAACTATACCTAAATTATCACCATTTCTATAAATATCACCTGCTACTAAACCACCACTTAATGCTGCTGCATTTGATGCGTAGACTGGAATATTTGCAATGTTTAAATGATTTACACCACTTGTTCCAATTACAGGTGTAGCTGAACCACTACCAAATTTAATATATCCTTTAGTTGCATCTTCAACACCACTAACTTGCATTGTATTTACAATATTAACATCACCTATCCATGAATCATCACCAACTTTAAAGTTAGTTCCGTTTCCGTTGTTAGTTGCATAGTATTTATCTTGTGATGCATAACTACCACTAACACCAATTTGATTTTGTAAAGCTGCAATATCTGCATCAGTTGCTAAACCATTACCATCAACAGTCGTTTGTAATGCCGATACTGCTGAAAATCCCATTAATCCAGTTGTTGAATCTGTAACTAATATTTTTGTTGTTGATACCGGTGTTACATTTGGTAATTCCGGATAAATTCTACGAGTTCTCATTTTGAATATTTCTCCTTATTGTTTTATATAAATATAATGTTTGGACATAAAAAAGGAGGTATTTCTACCCCCTTTCCTATTTTTTTATTATTTTCCTAAAGATTATAATAAGTTTAAGTCACCGATAACTACTTTACCGAAGAATTCAGGTCTAACTAGTTTCTTAGCGTATCTAGTCATAACACCTCTTCTTGGTGTAAAGTTATCTGGATCATAAACTAAAGGAGTTAAAATCAATGGAACATAAGGAGCGTAAACGGCACCAGTTTCCAAGAAGTTATTTCCTTTATAACCCATTAAGATTGTGTTTTCTGTCATGTAAGGGTTTTTGTAAACAGTATATCTGTTTGCAATTGAACCTACTTGAGTTACACCAGCTGCAAATTGCTTAGCATCTTTATCAGCAGATACAGTGAACGCTGGGATTGATTCTAAGATTGTACAAACGTCAGGAGAAGCTACCATAAAGTTAGCACCACCTCTCATTGTTAACTGATGGATTTTGTTAGATACTTTGTTTAATTTAGTACCTAAAGTTTGGAACCAAGTATTTCTTGTATAAGCAGAAGCTGCAGATACGTCAGGATCGATTTCGAAAGCACCAGTTGCAGTGTTGTATTCGTTACCGATTTTTAATGACCAATACTCAGTAGTTAACGCGTTAGCTTTTAACATATCTAAGATTTCTAAGTCGATTTCTAAAGAGATGTACTCAGATAACATTGAAGTTAATTCAGCTTCAGCATCAATTGAGTGATAAGCGTTTAAATCTTGCGCCAATTCAGGAGTCCACACTGCTTTCAACTTACGAGTCTTAGCAACGATTGCCTCTGATTTCAATTCAAGATCAACTTGAGGAATGTTCAAGTTTGTACCACCGTTAGGGTTGTTGATTGGATCTCTATCTTCAAAATCACCTCTGTTGTATGCAGTTGGTTGAGCTTCGTAAGTTAATACGATATCAGCTGAAGTTGCACTTGGAGCGATGAAATGTAAAGTTGTACCATTTAATTTGGTAAACTCAGGATAGAAACCACCAGCTAAACCAGAACCAGAGATAAAGAATGCTTTAACAGCATTGTAATCTGCAGTTGCAGGAATAGTGAAAGATACATCTTTTAAACCAGATACACCAACATAATTAGCGTTCCAGTTAATTGAAGAAGATGCAGCTTGTGCGATAGTTACAGTACCACTAGTGATAGTTGCGAACTGATCGTTAACTGTGTAACTATATCTTCCGTTACCATATAAACCACCTGTTGGTGATTGAGTTGATCCTAATTTGTTTCCAGCAGGAGATAAAGAATCTTTACCAACTGTTCCAGAATTACCATATAATGAATCACCTTTAGAGAAAGCTGCTACATTTGAACCATATTTGAAGTCCATGTAGAAAATCAAACCTGAAGGTAAGTTCATTGGTTGTACAGAAACGAATTCTTTTGCAGCGATTTCGCCGAAAATTCTTCTTACTAATGGTAAAGCTACACCAGACCATTCTTCTGAACCAGCTGAAGTACCTGTTGCAGTTGCTTCATCTAATAATTGTTTTGCTTGATTCTCTAACAATACAGCCATAGCGTGTTGTTGAGGTTTAGCTTCGATTCCTTCTAAAAGGCCAGTTTTTTCCCATTTGTTTTTTAAACCTCTAGTTTGCTCAAGCATAACTGAAGTTGGGTTTTTGCCTTCCATAAGTTTTGTTAAATCAAAATTTGCCATTTTGTTTTTTCCTTATTTGTTTTTGTTATTTTAAAATTCCAGCTAACTCTTTAAATCTGTTTGCGTAAGTTGTACTTTCACTAACGATTTCTTTTTGAGTTGATGGTTTTGTACTAGCTTGTACTCTTGAAGCTCCTTCAGCCATTACTTTTGTTGTTTTAGTAGTAGATGTTGAATTTGCGAACTTCATTGATTCAGCTAATGTTGAGTAAACTAATTTTACTTCTCTTACAGTTGTTGTTCTATCTAAAGAATCAATAACCTTAGATTTTTGCTCATTTGTTAAGTTATAACTTCTGAACAATTTGTTAGAGAATAATAATTTAGCGTTTAAAAGATTTACTTCATTGATTGTAGATCTCAAAGTTTTAATTACAGAAATAGCTTCTTTTAATTCAGCTTGTAATTTTTTTGTTTCTTCTACTTTCTCTTTTTCTTCTTCTTCAGCTTTTTCTTCTTCTTCTAACTCTTTGATGATTTCTTCAATGTTCATGTCATCATCTTCACCCTTTTCTTCACCTTCGTGTTTAGCGATGGTTGCGTTAGGGTCATCAGCGTGTTGAAATACATCTACTTCATCAGCTGATTCTTCTTGATGTTGGTCATGTCCCATTGCATCGTAATCATCTTGAGATTCCATATCATCAGAACCACCATGTAATTCGTCTTCCAACTCCTTAATGATTGCTTCTAAATCTAAGTCATCTTCTGATTGTTGATCGTCACCAGCTTCATAATCATCGTGTTCAGGTTGAGCACCATGTTCTGAATCGTCACCATCAGCAAAATCTTCAGTAGCGAATTTAACGTCACCAGATGCTAAATCTTCATCTTCACCATTTGCTTCAGAGATAGACTTTTCAAATGTGTAGTCTTCTACTTCTGCTTCAGGTTTTTTAGATGTTGATGTTACATCAGCTGCACCTAATTCATCTTCTGCACCAGCGTTATGCTCGCTTGGTTTTTTGTTGTTTTGTCCCGATGTTGTACCACCGTTACCCGCTCCAATGTTTGAAGATGAATAATCTTCTTCCATTTTTTCAGCGTCTTCTTCTTTGTCATCAGCCATATCTTCAGCTTCTGCACGTAATTTTTGAGATAACATTGATTTCAATCTTGGAGTAAATGCTTCCTCTAATTGAATCTTTGCATTTGCTAATGCAGTTTCTCTTACGGCTTTGGCGTCAGCGATAGCTTCTTTCAATAATTTTGAACTTGCCATTTCGTTATGTCCTTTTTGATTTGTTAAGCCATTGTAGGATAGGCGGCTTAAATAGAATTTTGATATTCTTTCGGAACTCTATATAGAGATAGAGTATTCATCGAGTATCTTAAATATTAAAATTCACCCATTATGAGTGAATATATAATATACATATATAAAAATATACCGAAACGATTAAAGTCCGATAAATTTTTTAGGAATTTTTTTCAAATTTAGAAATTCTAACTGAGCTTTTGCTGTTCTCAATTGCTTTCTAACTGCTTTTTCCTTTTGTACTCTCTTCTTTGCTGATGGTTTTGTGAAGTATTTTCTATCTCTCAATTCCTCAACGGCTTTAGAATCTTGCCATTTTTTCTTTAACTTTTTTAGAGCTTGATTTAAGTTATCTTCTCTAATGTTGTCGATTATAATCATAACTTTTGTTTTTATTTATTTTATTACCAGGTACTATTTGATAATTGTACTCTTTTCCAAATATTGTTAGTTCCACTTATATAATCTTCGAAACAATAATATATGTAATTACCATCCGATGAAATCATACCATTCAAATCTCCTGCTTGTCCTTTACTTGTTGTTGGGTAATTTGCACCCAACACAATACCATTTGCTTTAATTAAACCATTAAATTCTGCATTTAAATTACTTCTTAATGTAAGTGCATTATTAGTATGTACATCACCAT